TATGATAAATAATTTTCATATAATTTTTCTCGGAGGATCATACCATATTTTATAATTTTTTTTTTCAAAAAAAAAAATATAATATACATTTACACTTTTATAAATTTATTTCAAATAATTTTTTTTCATTTGATAAATTAGAATTTAAAATTCTTATAATTTTTTTTAATTTATCAAAATCAACTTTATACATTTCACTGGAAATTTTTTCAACTCCATTATTTTCTAAATATTTAAATACTCTTTGTTCTAATTCAATTGGATAATCTGTTTCAATATAATCTAAACATTTCATTTTATCTTGTGGTATTCTACCACAATTATAACCACTTAGCCTTCCACTAATTTCTCCACTAGTTCTTCCAATTTTTTTAATATTATCTTTTTCATAATTATCAGTCGAAAATATATAAACCTTTCCAACTTTCTCTTCTTTTAATTGTTTTAATTCTTCTTTCTTATTTACCTTTAGTTCTTTAATTTTATCTTTTAATTCTTTAATTTTATTATTATCATCTTCTTTTAGTTGTTTAACCTGTTCTTTTAATTCTTTAATTTTATTATTATCTAACTTTAATACTTTATTTTCTTCATTTATTCTTTTATATTCAATTTTTATTTGTATTATTTCATTTTTTAAATTATTATTTTCTTTAGTTATATTTGGTGGTAAACACACATTTTTACGACCCATATGTTGTTTTAATAAGTGTAAAGTAACAAAACGTTCTTTACATATTTCACATTCAATGATTCTATCACATGGTATAATTCTATCCAAATGTATTATTAATTTACTGTTAAATTTAAAAGTTTTTTGACATTTGTGGCAGGAATACATTATATATATATATATGTATATTGTATTCAATTTTTAATTATTTTATTACCAAATTTAAATGTCAATAAGTTATACTTTTATAGTTTATCTTACGAATTATGACCGTGAGTGTAATATCAATTGTATAATTTAATTATTTTAATCAAAATCTTCAAATCATAACATATAAATTATATTTTTTTCAAAAAAAAAATAAAAAATTTGAAAAATTTTGATAAAATATTTTTCAGATTTTTTCTCAGAGATTCATATCAGAATTTATAATTTTTTTTTTCAAAAAAATATAATATACATTTACACTTTTATAAAATTATAAATTTAAATATACATATTATTTCATAGATGAAATCATTAATACAAGTTTATCCAATGTATCTTTAAATGTATCAATTTGTTCTGTAAGAATTTCAACATTACTTGCTATATCATCTAGTTTATCATTTGATATATCATGATTATATTTAATATCAAATTTAATTTTATCTACAATTTCTTTAGTCTCATCAACATTTTCTTTAACCTCATTTACAATTTCTTTAGATTTATCTACACATTCTAAAATTTCATCAACATTTTCTTTAACCTCAATGGTAATTTCTTGAGTCTTATCAATAAAATCTAAAATTTCATCAATGTTTTCTATAGTATAATTCATATTTTATTATAATATATTATATATAATTATAATGAATAAAAATCAATTTTTTTTACAAAAAAATAAAATTATAAATTTACACTTTAATGTAAATACATATCATCAATGTTAATATTATAGATATGATAAATATATTTAATTGAATAGTTTTTTCATTATTATTATGCATTTTATTTATAATAGTTTTAATATCAATTATATTGTCATTAATTAAATTAATAGTGTCTGATGTATAGATTATATGTTTTGTAATATCATCAATTTTAGTATTAATATCATCAATATTATTTATAATATTATCAATATTCGTATTAATATTATCATTATTATCAATAATAGTATCAATTTTAGCCTTAGTCTTAATCTTAATATCATCAGTAATAGTCTTAATATTATTAAAATTATTATTACAAATGCTAAATTTTTTGTTAATATTATCATTATTATCAATAATATGATGAATTTTAGTATCAATATTATTAACATTATATACAATATTATCAATATTAGTATTAATATCATTAACATTATTTATAATATTATCAATTTTAGTATCAATAGTATCAATATTAGTATCAATAAGTTTAATATTATCATTATTTTCATCAACACATTCTAAAATTTTATCCACATTTTCATTAATCTCAATAGTAGTAGTATTAGTTTCATTAACAAATGTTAAAATTCTTTCATTATTAATTCCAAGAATTTGTTCAATTTTATCCACATTTTCTTTAGTATAATTTATACATTCAAAAATTTTATCCACATCCACGTTATTTATAATTGTTGTAATTTCTTCATTCATATTCATTAGTATAATAGTATATTACATATGATTAAAAATCAATTTTTTATTTGCGTCCACGTCGTGATTTTTTAGACTTTTTAGACTTTTTAGACTTTTTAGACTTTTTAGACTTTTTAGACTTTTTAGACTTTTTAGATTTTTTAGACTTTTTAGACTTTTTAGACTTTTTAGAAGCTGGTCTAGGATTAGACATTTTAGGTGGACTAGATGATAGTGAAAACATATTAGTTATTATATTATACAAATTATTATATATATAAAAAAAAATATATAATTTATTTAATTATTGATTATAATATAAAAAATTGATTATAATATTGGTATAATTATAATAACAGAATGGAACAAGCTTTTAATGACATGATTAAAACAACAAAAAAAAACTATTGTAATAATAAAGATTATGATGGGTTAAAAGAATGGCGAAAAGTAAAATTTACGTTTAGTGAAACATGTGAAGGATATTATTGGAATGATAGTATGCTTGATACAGAACAATATGATGAATTAACAGAAATTATTCTTAATGATTTCCCAGAAAAGAACAATGATGGAAATGTAAATCAATACAATCATTTTATAAGAAAAATTGTAATGATTCCATATGAAGAAGATATATCAGAAAGAAAAATATTACAATTGGCATATAATATTGGACAATATAAAGGGTATTTAAAAAAAAATAAAGTACATGATATGTTTACAAAGGGATTTTTATCATTTGAAACATTTGTAGTAGAAGAATAATATTTTATATTTTTTTTATTATACAGCCATTTTAAAAGTATGTATTTTTTTATATTAAATATAAAATTTATAATTATATATAATTTAATGAATAATTTAAGTTTTGAAAATTCTTTTGCAAGTAATAAAAAAAGTATATATTGGAGTAAAAAAAATAAATTACAACCATATAACGTAAGTAAAGCAACTAATAAAAAATTTATATTTGATTGTAATATATGTGGACATGAATTTATTAAAAGAATATCTAATATACATAATAACCAGTGGTGTCCATTTTGTTGTAAAATTAAAAGTAAATTATGTATTAATATAGAATGTGAATTTTGTTTTAAAAGATCATTTGCAAGTAGTGATAAAAGTAAATATTGGAGTAGTAAAAATAAAATAAAACCAAGGGATATAAATATTTCATCAGGTAAGAAGTTTATATTTAATTGTAATATATGTACACACGAATTTATAGCACAATTGGTAAAAATAACAAACAATACATGGTGTCCATATTGTTGTGATTATAATAAAAAATTATGTGATAATATACAATGTAATTTATGTTTAAATAATTCATTTTTAAGTAGTGAAAAAAGTAAATATTGGAGTAGTAAAAATAAAATACAACCAAGAAATGTAAATATATTATCAGGAAAAAAATATATATTTAATTGTAATTGTGGACATGAATTTTTATCTCAGATAAATAGTATATATAAAGGTCATTGGTGTCCATATTGTTGTAATGGTGGGTCTCAAAAATTATGTAATAATGAATTATGTATTATGTGTTTAAATAATTCATTTGCAAATAATGAAAAAAGTAAATACTGGAGTTATAAAAATACAGAAAAACCTAGGCAAGTTATGAATTCAACTAAAAATAAATATATTTTTAGTTGTGAAAATAATCATGAATTTAAAAAAAGTTTAAATCATATATCGTCACAAAAAAGTTGGTGTCCTATGTGTAAACATAAAACTGAAAAAAAATTATATGATTGGTTAATAAATAAACTGTCAGTAAATAATATAGAACACCAATTTAAAATAAATAAATATAAATATGATTTTTATATAAAAGATTTAAATTTAATTATTGAATTAGACGGTTTGCAACATTTTAAACAAATATCAAATTGGAAATCTCCAGAATCGTGTTTAATAAATGATGTAAAAAAAATAAATTTATCAATTATAAATAAATATAAAATAATACATATAACACAAGAAGATGTACTATATGATAAAAATAATTGGAATATTATATTAGAAAATATAATAAAAAATATAAAAAATAGTAATCATAATGTATATTTTATAAATACTCAAAATATATATATAAAGCATATATATAATATATTACAGAATAATAATAACAACTGTATATTGGTTATACAGCCATAGGTAATGTATATTTACCATGAGAATTATATAATAACACTTTAAAATGTTCATATTTAAAATCATCAATAGTTTTAATTTCATTATTAGGGTCATCAATATGTAAAATTGGAAAGTTTAATGGTTTATTATTAATAAATTTTTTAACTTCATCAATTTGGTTCATATATATATGTATATTACCAATATTATGAATAATTTTACCTGGTTTTAGATTAGTGATATAACATAGCATGAAAACTAATAAAGCAGCTGAACACGTATTGTAATTTTTCGCAAGTGCACTATCTGATGATCTTTGATAGAAAGAACAACTCAACTCATTAGTTTCAACATTTACATGAAATTGATATAATAAGTGACAAGGCATTAAAGCTGTTTTTTTAAATTCAGATGGGTTCCAATAATTAAATAAAATTCTTCTTGAAGTTGGATCATTTTTAATTAAGTCAATTACATATTGTAATTGATCAAATCCTTTACCACTATAATCAGTATTACAGTCAATATAATTTGCATTCCAATTTCTTAATTGAAATGGGTACCCAGGGCCCATATCACCTTCTTCGTAGTATTGTAAACCACGTGAATCTAAAAATTCACGAGATGTATTACCTTTCCAAATATTAACCCTTTTTTCTTCAAGAATTTTAGTATTTGTTTTACCAGAAATAAAGAATAATAATTCTTCAACAATACCTCTAAAGAACATTTTTCTATGGGTAAACAAAGGTAACCTATAATTACGAATATCATATTTAAAAGATTTGCCGAATAGAGACAAAGTTCCAACATTAGTTCTATCTAAGTTATACACACCTTTTTTTAAAATT